AGACGAGATGATTAATAACTATTCTCTTCCGGTTATGGATATGATTGGTTAATAGTAGAAACCTTAGAATTATTATACACAAACAACGAGAGAATGTCAACCGTTTATGGTCACAAATGTATTCTTTAATAACTTCGACAGTTATGCAGAACAAAACTTAATCGAAGATCTCATCATTGAATCTATACGTATGTATGGACATGATCTATACTATTGTCCGCGGGCTTTAAAAAATGTAGATAATGTATTCAATGAAGATAGAGTTTCAGAATATAATAGGGCTTATCTTATTGAAATGTATATTAAGAACGTTGAAGGATTTGAAGGTGAAGGTGACTTTCTTTCTAAATTCAATGTTCAAATACGTGATGAAATTACATTTACTGTGTCACAAAGAGTGTATGCTGAAGAAATTGGTTCAGAAGAAGTTAATAATAGACCACAAGAAGGTGATCTTATTTACTTCCCACTCACTGATAAAGTATATGTAATTAAGTTTGCAGAACACGAGGCACCTGTGTTTTATCAAATGGGTGCTTTGCAATGTTATGATTTACGATGTGAATTGTTTGAATACAGTAATGAAAAACTCGATACCGGTATTCAACAAATTGATAGATTTGAAGAAGTCTTTTCACAAAATGTGGCAATTGCTGCAGCCAATGATGTTACAGTAGCGGCCAATGGTGAAATTACAATGAATGCAAATACTGGTCGAGCTGCTGGTCTTACAGATAATTATGATCTCAGCGGTGATCCTTTTGCAGAAAATAGTACGTTTGAAACCTCAGGTGATTCTATTATTGACTTTACAGAAATAGATCCATTTAGCGAGGGTGACGTCTAATGTTTGGAACAACTTTCTATCATGGCACATTGAGAAAATATGTTATCTTATTTGGCACATTGTTTAATGATATTTTTGTAAATCGTACTAACTCTACCGGTGGAACTGTTAGCTCGTTTAAAGTTCCTTTAGCTTATGGACCAAGAGAAAAATTCTTAGCAAGAATACAAGGTGCTAATTTAGATGACCTTGATCCACAAGAACGAGCCTTTGCAGTTACACTTCCTCGTATGGGATTTGAAATTACTGGTTTTAATTATGCACCGGAAAGAAAATTATCAACCATTAATAAATTTGTTAAGAAAGATTACGATACAAATGATACAATAAGGAAGTATCAATACAACCCAGTTCCTTATGATATTAATTTTTCATTATCTATCTTTGTTAAAAACACTACCGATGGTACAATGATTATAGAACAAATTCTTCCATACTTTACTCCAGAATGGACGACAACAGTTCAACTTATTTCAGATCCTAACATTACACTTGACGTTCCATTAGTACTTACCGGTACCGCGCAGGACGATGTGTATGAAGGTTCGTTTGAAGAAAGACGTGCTTTGATTTGGACATTAGATTTTACAATGAAAGGCTTTTTCTTTGGACCAACCAAACGGCAGGGTATTATCAACCTTGCAAATACTCAGTTCTACGATGCAACATTATTTGATGATATTAGCGATGCAATTGCAAATACGTCAGTAGTTGATCGTATAACTGTAACTCCCGGATTGGATGCTAATGGTAATCCTACTACGAACGCAGACTTGACGGTGGCCCGCTCAGAGATTAAATCGACAGATAACTATGATTATATCGTAAATGTTGAAGGACCGCTAACTCCTTTAGATGGTGAATAATATGGCTAATGATTCTATTGGTGAGATTTTAAATCTTCATCCTATTGAAAAAGAAGAAAAAGCAGTCGCGGTTGTATATGAACCAATGACTGAAAATCAGCAGCAGATTGAAACTGATGCTAATTACGTTCGTCAAAATTTATATGATCTTATTGAAAAAGTTCATTCTGCTATTGATGAGATGATGGCCATTGCCGATCAATCTCAACATCCTCGTAGCTATGAAGTATTAGCTGCAATGATTAAAACAATGGTAGAAACAAATAAAGATCTTCTTGATGTACACGAAAAAAAGAAAAAATTAACTAAGGATGATATTGATAAAGTAGCGCGTGATACTATCAACAATAATTTGTTTGTGGGAAGTACTAGTGATTTATTAAAAATATTGAATAAAGATGATGAACCAAATACCTGATATTGATAATTACAAATCATATCTCGGTAATGTCAACTTAAAAAGAAACAATGTTGATATTAATTGGACCGAGGATATGGTGCATGAATTTGTAAAGTGTGCTGGTGATCCTATATATTTTTCTGAGAAATATATTCAAATTGTCCACGTAGATAAAGGTCTTATACCTATACAACTCTATGATTATCAGAAGGACATCATTCAAAAAACCACAGACAACCGTAGGACCTGCGTGGTTACAAGTCGCCAGGCGGGTAAAACAACGACTGCAGTCTGTCTTATACTTCATTACATTCTGTTTAATGATCATAAGCTTGTGGCTCTTTTGGCAAATAAAGGAGATGCTGCTCGTGAAATCTTGGACAGGATTAAAACAGCTTATGAAGCGTTGCCTAAGTGGATGCAACAAGGTGTTTTGGAATGGAACAAAGGATCCGTAGAATTTGAAAACGGATCTAAGATTTTAGCAGGAGCGACATCGTCTTCTGCAATTCGTGGTAAGTCAGTATCCTTTCTGTATATTGATGAAACTGCATTCGTAGAAAACTGGGACGAATTTTTCGCTTCAGTAATGCCTACGATCTCATCTGGTACAACCACCAAAATTCTTCTTACTTCAACACCAAATGGTCTTAATCATTTTTATAAGACTGTAAAAGGTGCTGAGGAGAGAATTAATGGTTATGAATTAGTAAAAGTACAATGGAAAGACGTACCAGGCAGAGATGACAAATGGCGGGATGAAACTCTTGCTGCAATGGATTTTGATACACAAAAATTCGCTCAAGAAATGGAATGTGAGTTTCTTGGTAGTAGTGGTACTCTTATTGCTGGTTGGAAGTTAAAAGAATTAGTACACAGAGAACCAATTCACGAAAAAGATGGATTGTCACTATATTATCCACCCAAGCCTGGACATACATACACAATTGTTGTTGACGTATCTCGTGGTAAAGGATTAGACTTTTCAGCATTTCAGGTGATAGATGTATCAACTATGCCATATAATCAAGTAGCAGTGTATCGTAATAATATGATTACACCTACTGACTATGCTGCAATGATTTTCCAAATTGCAAAACATTTTAATATGGCACAAGTAATGGTAGAAATTAATGATATCGGTGAGCAAGTTTCTACTACCCTGTTTGAAGATTATGAATATGAAAATATGTTATTCACCGAAAACAATGGAAGAAGTGGAAAACGACTTATTGCTGGTTTTTCTACAAGTTGTGATAAAGGTGTAAGAACAACAAAGTCAGTTAAATCGCTTGGTTGTTCTGTGCTTAAATTACTCGTAGAACAAAACCAAGTTATTATCAATGATTTTAATACTATTAAAGAATTATCAACGTTTAGTAAGAAAGGTACAAGTTGGGAAGCTGAGACTGGATCGCATGATGACCTTGTCATGTGTTTAGTTTTATTTTCTTGGTTAAGTAACCAAAAATTCTTTAAAGAGCTGACAGATATAAATACAATTAGTCAACTAAGAGACATGAATGACGAACAAGTACTGAATGAGTTAACTCCTTTCGGTATAATTGATAATGGTATGGATCAATATGAAGAGGCACCAGTAGTTTCTACTAAGGGCGACTCATTTTTGATGTTTGATGATTAGCGTTCTAAAATCATAGAATTTATAAATAATTCATTGTTTAATAGTAAAATTTGAAAATGAATCATTTCATAGGAGAAAAATAATATGCCTTTTCAATTAAGTCCAGGTGTTAACGTAACGGAAATTGATCTGACTACTGTTATCCCTGCGGTTGCAACTACCGATGCAGCAATTGGTGGTGTATTTCGCTGGGGACCATTGGGCAAATCTACGCTCGTAGTTAGTGAAGACGAGCTCGTTTCCCGTTATGGTAAGCCATCTAATTTTAACGCAGAAACGTTCTTTACAGCTGCAAGTTATCTTGCTTATAGTAATCGCTTGCATGTAAGTCGCGCGGGTACTACTGTAGGAAATACAGTAACTGCGACTGCCGCCTTGTCAAGCGGAAACAACACAGTCACACTTTCGGCCGCTCCAGCTATTACAGTTGTTGCAGGTATGGCAGTATTTGGTCCTGGTATTCCAGCGTCTGCTACTGTAAACGCAGTAACAAATTCAACGGTTTTTGAATTAACTTCTGCTCCTACTGCAACAGACGCTGCAGCAAGCATTCAAGTTTTTGATGATGAATATGTATTCAATGCAATTGCAAATACTAATGTTGCTAATCTTGCTTCACATATTGTCAAAAACGAAGATAACTATGAATCAGCAAATGGTTCACCACGATCTTTTGATGATGATGTACAGTTTATTGCAAAATATCCAGGTGCATTAGGTAACTCATTAAAAGTTTCTGTGTGTGATAGTACGGCTGCATTTAATAGTTCAATTGATTTAACTACGTTTGATGCTGCAAACACCGAAGACGAATCTTTAACGTTTGTTGTAGGATCTAATACCGCAACTCTCACCATTTCAAATAGTGCTACTGGTGATGCTAACTCATCAGCTGCTGTTGCAACTTCAGCTATTGCTTTACTGACTGTTGGTGATAAAATCAAAGTTGGTAATAGCTCAATTGGTACAGAGTACCTTACTATTACTTCTATTGGTTCAGTAACCAAAACTGAAGTAGCTTCTACTGAAACCGGCGAGGCCACTGTTGCAATTACTTTTGATGATCGCTATAGTCTTTCAACTGCAACGACTCCTAGCTCTTTTGAGCGTTACTGGGATAACTGGGGTCTCGTTGAAGGCGCGCCAGGTCAAACAACTTACCAATTATTAAATGGTAACACCTCTGCACAAGATGAAATTCATGTTGTTGTAACTGACGAAGATGGTAAAATTTCAGGAGTTCCTGGCACTATCTTAGAAGTATGGGGTGGTTTGTCACGCGCTATTGACGCTAAGTCAGAAGACGGTGCTTCTCTTTACTATAAAGAGGTATTGAATAATAATTCAAGATATATATGGTGGGCTACCGATTTATCAGGTGCTGCTTCTGCAGATGCTGATGATTTGGCCACCTCAACTAATACTACTCCATACACCAAGTCAATGATTGGTGGACGTGATGGTCCAAACGAGAGCAGCGCATCAATTGGCGCAGTTATTCAGTCATACGATGTATTTAAGTCTGCTGAAGACATTGACATTTCTCTTGTATTGACTGGTAAGTCACGTGGTGGTGTACATGGTGAGCAACTCGGCAATTACTTAATTGATAATATTGCTGAAAAGCGTAAGGATTGTGTAGTCTTTACTTCACCTCATTACAATGATGTTGTAAATAACGTTTTCGAAGATGAAGAAGCTGACGTTGTACAGTTTAGAAATGCAATGCGATCATCTTCTTATGGTGTACTTGATAGTGGTTATAAGTACATGTATGATAAGTATAATGATGTTTATCGTTGGGTACCAATTAATGGCGACACTGCTGGTCTCTGTGCTTACACAGATGAATCACGCGATCCATGGTGGTCACCTGCTGGTTTCAACCGTGGTAACATTAAGAATGTTATTAAGTTGGCTTGGAACCCACGTAAAGCTGAAAGAGATATTCTCTATAAGAATGGTGTCAACCCAATTGTTAACTTCCCAGGCCAAGGTATTGTAATGTTTGGCGACAAGACTCTTCTTGCCAAGCCTTCTGCCTTTGACCGAATTAACGTACGACGCCTCTTTATCGTCCTCGAGAAAGCGATTGCAACTGCTGCTAAGTTTACTCTCTTTGAATTCAATGATGAGTTTACTCGGTCTTC